CTAGCTGTAGCAAATTTCTTTAGTGGTGACGGTGGATTCATCAGTAACGTAAGTGTACCGGCTAACACACAAATCATAAATGGCAATAGTAATGTAATAGTTCAAGCAAACGCAAACGTTCGTATATCTGCGAATGGTATTACACAGTTTATAGTAACATCAACAGGTGGTAATGTAACCGGAACACTAAGTGTTGGTGGTAACATTACTGCAGCAAATGTGTCTACTGGCAATGTCACTACTACAAGCGCACTTTCAGTAGCAGGCACAGCAAATCTTAATGTTACTAACTTTGCAAACATAGCAACGTTCCAACAAACAACTGACATTTTAAATCAGAAAGTAAATGCTACAGGTACAGTTACACATAATTTTCAAACAGGTGCGATCTTTTATCATTCAAGTGTAGCAAACAATTTTACAGTAAATCTAACTAATGTTCCTACAACTGCAAATAGAACCATTGTTGTACCAATAATAATAGAACAAGGCGTTAGTGCTTACATAGCTAATCAATTTCAAATTGATGGGTTATTTCAAACTATTAATTGGTTAGGAAATGTAATCCCTGTTGGTACAGCCAACTCAGTTGATGTAGTAGGTTTCACATTAATTAGAACTACATCTAACTGGACTGTGTTAGGACAATTAACTAGTTACGGCGGATAAAATGCCAAGGATGTCAGCAGCTTCACCATTTAGTACATTTTCATTCGTCCCGCCTCCTCCTGTACCTCCACCGGATATACCAGTAGGTGCACTTGTTTTCTACAATCAATCTTTTACAGGTATACCAGGTTGGCAAAGATATGATATAGCAGATGGGTATTTTCTAAGGGGCACTGCTACTCAAATGCAAATAGAAGCAACATCTAGCCCTAGTTTATCTGGCAATGTCAATGTTACTTTAGGTACTGCAGGGTCACACTTTCCTAGTCAAATATCATTTGGACCTGCATTCAATCCTTCTGGCACCGCATTTCCAGGTGGCTGGTTTAATTTAGGCACAGCAGGGTCACATTCTCATACAATAGGAAGTTTAAATTTATCTACTATTGGAGTGCCAACACCTGCTAGTTATTCAACATACATAATCATTGAGTGCATTAGTGCAACTAAACGATTACCTCCAAATAGTATTGTATTTTCACAAAACTCACCGGGTAGTTTATTTTCTATATTAGGTGCTGAAAATCAACCAATACGAGGAGGGGTGTCAAATAATACTACTGGTACAGGCACAATTATTACAAACATAAGAACTACTGCAGTCAGCGGAACACACAGTCATATTGATATGTCACAACATTAACACATAATCATAATATGACATTGAACATTGTGGCGAATTCAATTTTAACAAAATTGTTAAGTGCTTGGGGAAATAGTTTTGAAAGTTATTTAGGATTAAATTCAATTTTAATGTACAAAGGTTCATTAACTAGTTTGCCTACAGGATGGTATGTGTGTGATGGTACAAATGGCACAATAAATATGGTAGATTTCTTTGTTGGATTTGGAAGTCAGGGTGCATGGGACACAACAACAGGAGCAAATAATGATATTGGTGCTTCGGGTTCTACAACTACGAATACGTGGAGTCACAGTCATCAAGGTTCAGGTATTATAGGGGCGACTCCTGCTACATTAGCCAGCGTACCACATGGAACAAATACAGTAACACATGGTCATACTGTAACCCCATCTGTTGTGGGTGCAAACTATGATCCAGGTACAATTAGAATAGCATTTATACAATACAAAGGATAAAAATATGGCACATGATTTTATATCATTAGATTACGAAAATGAAAGTTTTTCTGCTAGAATAGATGATGATGAACATGCATTTTCTAGTATGGAAGTTTTTTTCACACTTACAAAATTCCCATATAAAACAGGAATTTCTGCAATAAGCTTAGAACCAAGTAGAAATATTTACGCAGTCATTTATAGTGATGGTAAACAAACTCATACTGAACATTCTGAAGAAATACAATGGCTTCTAACAAAATGGAATAAAATTAAAGAAGCTATCAATGAAGATGCAGCAAACACTGTTTATAATGTTTGGACATTAACAGATGAACGTAACATGAGATTAAATTCTACAGATTGGTTAGTATCTAGACATACTGAAGAAAAAATAATAGGCATGAATACTACATTAAGTGAAAGTCAATTCACTAAACTTCTGACTTATAGACAACAATTAAGAGATATTACTAACCAATATACAACGCTTGACGATGTAGTTTGGCCTGTTAATCCATTACCTTAGCAATAAGTATTAATTTTTCTAAGTGACTGATTGCTTTATTAATTTTTTCTCTGTGACTTTCTAAGTGATAAGTGCGTCTAGTTTGCCTAGCCACTACTTCAGCCCTGCTAAGTTCATTAACCATTTTATCAATATTATCCAACATTTGTTTTAAATCTGGGTTATAGTTAATCGTACTTAATTGCTTACGTAGGTTAGCACTTACGGTCTGCCAGTCCAGTGCAAGTTTAATTTCCATAAAATAATTTCAAAAAAGAGAGTTTTGTAACAGAATTGTCATACTGCGGCCATTAAATATTTATTGCAAATTACAAATTTTCTTTAAAAGGAGACACACACTATGAAAAAACTATTTGCAGTTTTTACTCTATTAGTAGCAGGAGTCGCATCAGCAGCAGATTTAACAGGAGCAGGTGCGACTTTTCCATTTCCGATCTATGCAAAATGGGCAGAAGCTTACAAAGCAGCAACTGGCATAGGACTTAATTACCAATCAATTGGTTCAGGCGGTGGTATCAAACAAATCAAAGCAAAGACAGTTGACTTTGGTGCAAGTGACATGCCTCTCAAGAAAGAAGAATTAGACAAAGAAGGTCTTGTTCAATTCCCAGCAATCATTGGTGGTGTAGTTCCAGTTTACAATATTGATGGTGTTGCACCAGGTCAATTAAAGTTGACCCCAGAAATCATTGCAAACATTCATCTTGGTAAAATTACAAAATGGAATGATAAAGCTATTGTTGATTTAAACCCAGGTGTGAATCTTCCGGCATTGGCTATCACAGTCATTCATCGTGCAGATGGTTCTGGCACAACATTTATTTGGACAAACTTCTTAGGCAAAGCCAATGCTGATTTTAAAAGCACTGTAGGCGAAGGCACAGCAGTCAAGTGGCCAGTTGGTGTAGGTGGCAAAGGTAATGAAGGTGTTGCAGCACAAGTGCAGCGTATCAAAGGTGCGTTTGGATATGTTGAGTATGCTTTTGCAAAAAGAAACAAAATTGCATTTGCAGCATTGAAGAATCGTGATGGCAATTTTGTATTACCAGATGATTCAACATTCAAAGCAGCAGCAGTAAATGCTGACTGGAACAATGCGCCAGGTATGTATTTGTTACTCACATGGCAGACTGGTAAAGATGCTTGGCCAGCAACAGGTGCAAGTTTTATTATCATGCACAAGCAACAAGCAGACACACTAACAGGTCGTGCAGTTCTTAAGTTCTTTGATTGGAGCTACAAGAACGGCAGTCAAATGGCAACTGAATTAGAATACGTTCACATGCCAGCTGATGTTATCAAACTAGTTCAGGAAAACTGGAAGAAGGATTTCCGTGGTCCGGACAACAACCCAATTTGGAAATAAGGAATAGACATGAAGAAAATTACAATCATAGCTGCTATGGCATTGTGCTTTGCATCACCTGCTATAGCCGACGAATACAAAGATACACTTGATCTTTTACTACAAAAAGGTATTATTACTCAGCAAGAGTACAATACAAAAATTGAAGCTCACGCTGAGCGTTTAGAGAACAAACAGTTTAATGCTGCCCGTATTGATAAAGATTTGCGTGACAACAACAATTCAAGATTTACAAAGGCTAATGATGGATCAGTTATGGAAAACGGAATTGGACTCAAAAGTAAAGATGGCAACAATACCATTCAGCTTACCGGTCGAGTACACATGGACTATCGATACTACACACCAGATTATGGTACAGGTCAAACCACAGATGCATATCAAAACTTAGCCGAAATTCGTCGTGCAAGATTTGGTGTTCGTGGTCAGTTTGCTAAAGACTTCAAGTATGAAATAGTTGGTAACTTTGGTAATGATGTTGGTGCGTCATCTACATCATCATTAGTGGATGTAGCTTGGGTAAATTATGCAGCAAATCCTGAAATGCAATTTCAGTTTGGTGTATTCAAAATGCCATTTAGCCTTGAACAGTTAACTAGTTCAAACAACATCGACTTTATGGAGCGTAGTTTAATTGGTCAAGTTGAAGGTGAGTTCATTCCTTCAAAAGAAACTGGATTTATGGTTCATGGTGTGCCTAAAACTGGTTTGACTTATGCACTTGCATTAAGTCGTGGTCGTGCAAACAAAGACGCTACAAATGATGGTTTTGATTACATTGGTCGTGTCACTACTAATATCGCTGAGTTGCAAGGTAGCAAAGCTTATATTGCACATCTAGGTGCTGCATATAGTACAGGTGATATCAAGAGTGGTGTTGCTCCAGCAAGTGGCAGAACTGAAAGTAGATCACAGAGTGCTTTCTTTACTGGCACTGCATTGAGTGGTGATACTGTTAGAACACGCCAAGGTCTTGAAGCAGCATTTGCGTATGACGCTTTTAAAGTACAAGCAGAACAATTCAATTTCAAATATGATCCTACTACAGGCTCAAATCAAGAAATCAAAGGTTACTATGTACAAGCCTTGTATAATCTAACTGGTGAATCTTATAACTATAAAGATGGAGTGTTTAGTTCAATTAAACCTGCAAATGCTATAGACAAAGGTGGCAAAGGTGCATGGCAAGTTGGTGTACGTATGAGCGAGTTTGATGCCGGTGATATTAGTGTTGCTACTGGTAAAACCAATCGTGCTACCGAAATGACATACGGTCTAACTTGGTGCGACACAGATAACTTACGTTTTATGCTCAACTATGTTGATACAAAGTTTGATGCATTAGTTGGAAGTTCCGGAAGCCGTGTAAATGGCGATAAAGCCGTTATGTTTAGAAGTCAACTTAACTTCTAAACCAAATTCTTAAATCAAGCACAATTATAGAGTGCTTCTGGAACTTGTAACCAGATAACATAGGCAACTTCGGTTGCCTATTTTCTTGACTTGGTACTACAGAGATATATATAATCTACGATTAATTTTAACCAAGGAGAAATAGAATGAAGTTAGTAAAAATCTTAGCAGTAGCAGCAATGTTAGTAGCAGGTACAGCACAAGCAGCAGGTTATACCACATTTGAGTATCACCAAGAAGAAAAGCGTAGTGACAGTACTACTAAAGATAAATTTGGTGTTGTAGTCGGTACTAAGACTGAAGGTGGCCAAGACTACAGTATTAAACTTGACACTAACCAAAGTGAATGGGGTACAGGGGCAGTAGGTTCAGGAGTTGAACTTCGTGCCCGTCAAGGATTCAGAGTTGTAGGAAACGTTAATTCTTACTACGGTGTTCGTTTAGGACAAAAGTTAGGAACTGACGAAAGTTTTAGTCACTATGCTGTTGAAGGTGGTGTAAAGTTTCCAATCGTTGGTGCATTCAGCGGTGATGTAGGTACTAGATATCGTAATGCATTTGACAATGCACAGAACTTTCAAAGCACCCGTTATCATGCTATGGTTTCATATGCTATCAGCAAAAATGATAGCGTAGGTCTTCGTTATAGCCAAGCATATGGTGATAGCAGCGAGGAAAAGAACGCATACCGTGTAACCTGGACTCATAATTTCTGATTATGGTTCACTATAAAAAAGCCCCGAAAGGGGCTTTTTTGTGGCTATAAATATGTATATCATGCCCCCAACAATAGCGTTATTCCTACATCAACCCAAATGTTCTGTCCAAAGCGGGAACGGAATAATCAAAGCCCTAAGTCCACATTACCGTTTTAAAATCTTTACTAAACATGAGCTTGAAGATGATTTTTTTGATGATGTAGATATGATAGCGATTCCAGGAGGCATCGGAGACAGTGATACGTTTAGGTACTTAATGCGAACGAACGGGCAAAGAATTCG